CACGTACATTCAAACGTACAGACAAAATTTACATACAAATTAAATTATGAAAACTAAAGAAAAAAAACAATATTCTGCTGAAACTATTAAAAGGTTAGAAGCTTATCAAGATTACAAAAAAGAGTTCCATACCAAGTGGGGTGATCAACATAGATTGGATAGATTGGTTGGTGTGGACTTCAGGGTTAAGTTTATGAAGGCAGAGCAAATGTTTAAAGCATCAGCACTTGAGAGAAATGATGTAAAAACAGTCAAAATGATTGATATGATGTATCGAGCTTATGCAGCTTTAGAAGATCAAATGCAAACTCTGGGTTATAAACCACTTGAACCTCACATACGCTGTTTTGATTGGGATGGAGTTATTTGGTATGTTACAGACTTAGATTATGAAGTTCCAAGAGCAATGCAACGATATAAGCATGAGGGTAAAGCTAATTTTATTAGCATACAGGAATTGCTTAGATGTGTTCCCAAAGAACTAATGGATATGCGACTTGAATTAGCAATAATGTTTGAGGGCAGTAAGTTTGTGAGGATAGAGAAGAAATGAGAAGCCGTTACATTAGACAGCATTGCATAGAAGAAGGTAATAAAACTGAAGATCATTTTAAAAATGTTATGGAGCAAAAGGGTTATATTGTTGAAAAGACTACAGCCTATGATGATATGCAAAGACATATAGATTTTTATGTCAATGATCAATCTGTAGATGTTAAAGGTAATAGGCATTTAGAATGTATTTGGTTAGAGCTTAAAAATGTTCGTGGTAAGGATGGTTGGTTGAATGGATCAGCTACTTATATAGTTATGGATATAAAAGAATTGGGACAATTTATATTTTTCTTAAGACAAGATTTATTGGATTACTGTTTGAAAATTAATGAAACGACATATAGCAAATGGGATTTTAATAAAATATATACCAGATATGGCAGAAAAGATGAAATCATCAAGGTTAGATATGATGATATAAAAAATCTACAGGTTGGGAATATATATTATGAGGTTCAGCATTGAACCCAATGTGGCTAATACCAGTATTTATTATTCTCTGGGGATTAGCATTTTATTACATGACAGAGGATGATGATGAGCAAGGGTAGCAAACGTAGACCAGAGAAGGGAACACAATATCAAGACAACTGGGAAAAGATATTTAACAAAAAGAAGAGGAAAAAAGATGCCAATAAAGATAAATAAATCGCAAAAGGTTAGAGATAGACAAACAGGCAGAGTAAGCACCACTCACTATTATGCTAAGTGCACCAGCACCAAAGAGCTAAAAGATATGATTGACAATCCATCAACCAAACCAAAGATCAAACAAAAATGTAGAAATGAATTAACAAGGAGAATGAAATGAGTAAAGATATAAACGTAACGAAACCACCACACTACAATCAAAGTGGCGTGGAATGTATAGATTATATTCAACAACAGCTTGGAGCTAACTACCCTAGCTATCTGGAAGGTAGCATCATAAAATATATACACAGGCACAAATATAAGGATGCCAACATACAGGACTTAGAGAAAGCCCAGTGGTATCTGAACAGGCTCATAGAGCACTACAAAAACTTATGAACATAGATAAAGAAAAACTAAAACAAAAGATAGAACAGGGTAAGTCTAGCCATGATATTGCCATGCAATATGATGTGCACCCATCAACCATCAGACGTAAAGCTAAAGAGTTAGGACTTAAGTTTGAAGCTAAGTCTCATTGGAGAAAGAAATGAGAATTGATATTAGAGATAACATAAAAGAAGTTACAAAAGGTTTGAGCTCAATGCAGAAAAAACAAATACCTTTCGCAACTATGCTTGCATTAAACGATACAGCTTTTGCCTTGCATAAAGCTTATAAAAAACAAACCACTCAAAAGTTTGATAACCCCACACCATTTACACAAAAAGGATTTAGGGTTGATAAGGCTAAGAAAACAAACCTGATTGCTGTTGTCTATGTAGATGAGAAGCGTGAAGATTATATGAAGTTACAGGTAGATGGTGGAATAAGAACACCAAAGAACTCTGCAATAGTTATACCTAACTCTAGCAACTCTAATGATATAGACAAGTATGCATCTGGTAACATCAAGAAGGGTGCATACAACAAGTTAAAAAGAAATAAAGATAAATACTTTTTTGGTAAACCTAAAGGCAATCAGGGTAGCGAAGGTATATGGGAAAGATATGGTAGAGAATCAGCAGGAACTTCTGCTGGGTATCGGATAAGACAGGTAGCAAAGCTAACCAAGATGGGTAGGTATAAAGCATTATATCCATTTGAATCTATTGGTAATGGCGTGGCGTTCTCAAGAAAGAATGGATTCGATTCTAATTTTGCCAAGCGATTAAGACGAGCACTGGACACTGCACGATGATCGTAGGTTCTTCTACAGTACCAACTATGGGTAATTGGACAGCTCAGTCTTTGTTTAGCGACAATCAAAATTTAATAGGGTAATAAACACACTGTATGGCTACACAACGAGAGATTGCAGAGCACTTGGACTTATCGGTCAAAAGGGTCTCAGAACTCATTAGAGATGGCATATTTCCATCAAAACAGGGTAGAAGCCCACTAAATATAGATGTTTGCAGGGTTGCATATATTTCATACCTCAGAAAACTAGGTGGATATCACAAAAGGTCTGGAACTGGAGATATTGCAGAGGAGAAAACTAAATTAACAGCAGCTCAAGCTAGAAAAGCAGAGCTAGAAGTTGAGGAGCTTGAAGGGCAACTCATACCAGCACAACTGGTTGAAGATACTTGGGTAGATTATGTAGCTAATGCTAGAGCCAAGCTATTAGGCTTGCCATCTAGGATAGCTCATCAAGTAATTACAGTTGATAAATATGCTGAAGCAGAATTAATAATAAAAGAACAAGTGCATGAAGCACTTAATGAGTTGGCACAAAATGGAATACCTCAAAAATATAGGAAAGGTGATTCAGAAGTCGAACCAGACTTGGACTCCACCACCGAATCTGAAGATTAGCGATTGGGCTGATCGTTACAGACGTTTATCTCCTGAGTCATCAGCAGAAGCTGGTGCATGGAGAACTGATCGAGCACCATATCAAAAAGAGATTATGGACTCATTCAATGATCCTGATATACAGAGAATAGTGTTTATGAAATCTTCACAGGTTGGTGCAACAGAGGTGCTTCTCAATGTGATTGGTTACTACATAGATCAAGACCCAGCTCCCATGTTAATCATGCAACCAACACTTCAAATGGGTCAGGCTTTTAGTAAAGATAGACTTGCTACCATGATTCGTGATTCAGAAAAGATTAGAGATTGTGTTAAAGACCCAAGAAGTAGAGATAGTGGGAATACTGTTCTCTCTAAAAAGTTCGCAGGTGGCAATCTAAACATAGTTGGCTCTAATTCTGCATCTGGTCTTGCATCAAGACCCATAAGAATTGTGTTGGCTGATGAGGTAGATAGATATGAAGCTTCAGCAGGATCAGAGGGTGATCCTATATCGCTTGCAACGAAAAGAACAACTACCTTCTGGAACAAAAAGATATATATGTGTTCCACCCCAACAATCAAAGGACTATCCAGAATAGAAACTGCTTTCGAAGAATCAGACAAGCGTTACTACCATGTGCCATGCCCAGAATGTAATGAGAAGCAAGTTTTGAAGTGGAAGAATGTGGTTTGGGAAGAGGATCAGCCAGAAACAGCCAACTATGCTTGTGAGCATTGTGGCTCAGTTATAGATGAATCCAAAAAGCAATGGATGCTTAAGCATGGTGAGTGGATAGCATCAGCACCTAAATCAGATACAGCAGGATTTCATATATCAGAGCTTTATTCAGTTTGGTCTACTTGGGCTGACATGGCTAAATCATTTCTTGAAGCTAAAAAGAATCCAGAGATGTTAAAGACTTGGATTAACACTGCTCTTGGTGAGTCTTGGGAAGAACAGGGTGAAGCAGTTGAGTATGAATCACTTTTGCAGCGTAGGCTCAACTATGACTACACAACAATTCCAGAAGATGTACTCATCCTAACTGCTGGCGTTGATACTCAAAAAGATCGTTTAGAGTTACAGCTAGTTGGCTGGGGTAAAAACTATGAAGCTTGGGTTTGTGATTACAAGATATTCTGGGGTGATCCTAATGCACTTAATGTTTGGAATGACCTTGATGCTTATTTGAAGAAAAGATTTAAAACTGAATCTGAAAGATTGATACCTATATCCTGTTGCACCATTGACTCAGGTGGTCATCATACCAATATGGTTTATCAGTTTACGAAGCCAAGACAAGCCAGACGTATATTTGCAATCAAGGGTTTATCACAAGCAGGCAAGCCCATTGCCAATCGCCCTACCTTCGTAGGTAAAAACAAGGCTGTGCTCTATGGCGTAGGTTCAGATAGTGCAAAAGAAGCTATCTTCGCTAGATTGTCTGCTGAAGAAGAAAATACAACCCTGCATTTCTGCTCAGACTTAGATGAGGAGTATTTCAAGCAGCTTACAGCAGAGAAGCGTATCACTAAGTTTGTTAGAGGTAGGAAAACGCTAGTTTGGAAACAAGTTAGACCAAGAAACGAAGCATTAGATACGCTTGTTTATAATTTTGCATCTATCTACATTCTTAATCCTAATTTTGATGTGATTGAAGAAAAAATGCTTACACAAGAATCAAAACCAAAAGAGCCAAGACAAAATGCACCACAAAGAGGAATAAATAGAGGTAATTTTGCTACTTCTTGGAAATAGTCTAATTTAAGCAAAAATATTGACATTATCTCAATGCACCATAGTGTTAG